ACTCTTGGTCCAGAATATTTAAAAATGTATGGAAAAGATACATATAAAGCTTATCAACAAATGCAGAAAGAAAAAGGTTCTGTATCTTCTCAGTTAATTGGTAAATTTACAGATTGGGCCGGAAGAGATGCAAAATTTGAAAGTGATCTAAGAGATGAACAAAAGTTTGTTCAAGAAAAAAGTGAAAAACAACAAAAGAAAATAGCTGTTTTTCGTGAAAAACGTTATTTAGAATCTATAAAAAAATTAGAAGAAAGTGTTAAGAAATATGAAAGTACAATGGATGTTTCAAAAATGAAACGTTTAGTAACTCCATTAAAATCTTTTTCTTTATTTGTTGATGTCCATGATAAGATATTTGCAGAATCTACAAAGGAAATGTATGGCAGATATCAAAGGATGAGGAAACCTTTTGGAAAGATGATCAGGTCTCCAAAAGAAATTATTGATGATTTTTATAATAAATTTAAAGTACCTTTAACCAGACTTTCACCAACTCCAACATCTCAATTTTGGTTAGGTAATTTAGTTCCAGAGGGACCTCGAACATTGGGTAAAACTACTCCTTGGGGAGGCACCAATCAAATGTTAAATCTCCTAAGAAGAGAGACTAATCAAACAATAACATTAAATGTAGCTTTAGATGAGCAATTAAGTTTAGCACGAAAACCTCTGATTAAAGGTGAAGAAGGAAGTAAATTAAAGATAATAATGTCTAAAGTAATGGGTGGAGTTCAATAAATGTCTTGGAGAGATAAATTAAATTTTGTAGAAGAGAATGGTGTTAAATATAATGCCAAATTTAGAGAAGCTCCTTTCTTTGTCAGTGATGTAGATACTGGAATCGGTAGACGAAATGTACTTCATCAATATCCTAATAGAGACAATGCTTATTTAGAAGATTTGGGGATGGATGCGGATGAATTTGTTATCAATGGTTATGTAATCCAAAGATATGAAACCGATAGAGATTATTTTGCTGAGAGAGATAATTTAATAAAAGCATTAAAATCTTCAGGAACAGGAACATTAATTCATCCTTTTTTGGGAGAATTGAAGGTTGGTGTATTAGGAAAAGTTAGAGTAGTTGAAGATTTTTCTAAAGGTGGTATGGCTCGATTTACTATGACCTTTGTTAAATCTGGATTGAATGAAGTTCCTGTAAAATATGTTGATATTGATTTGGTAGATAAATCGGTTGATGATTGTATTGATTACACATTTGATAATACAATTGCCATTTTGGGAAGTGCATATGGAGGCACAGATTTTCCTTTAAATTCTGATACTAGGTTAAGAACCATCACAAGTAAATCAGGAGTAGATGCTATCATAGGGGCTTTTGGGTCTTTAAATAGTTGGATGCAAGAAGGAATGATAGGAGATGCTACTTCTTTTATTTCTAAGGTGAAAACAGCTATTCAAGGAGTTAGAGGAGGTATTTCTTCTACTGTTTTTACGGCTTTGAACATTTTAACAACTAATTTAAATGATGTTAATTATATTTTAAATTCTCCATTGGATTTAGCCAATTTTATAAGAGACAGTGTAGATACTTTTCTAAATCTAATTGGTTTACAAACTTCTATTACTAAGGGTATTGTAGGACAGTACAGTGGAAAGGTTATAGGAGAAGATGGAAGTTTACAAAATGAAAGCAATTCTACTTTGTCTGGAGAGAATGTGTCTTTAACTTTAGGTAATTCTGTTGTGGATGCTGTTCTTAAGGTAACAGATTTTGGAGATGATTTAGAAGATATTAATGTAACAACTGAAAATAAAGCCAAACAAGATTTAAATCGATTGTATATGATCAATGCAGTACGTAATCTAAGTTTGGGAGTGGCAGCAAAGGTGGCTGTAAGGATTGGATATGAAAGTTATGAGGAAGCTTTGTCTACTATGAATAAAGTTGTTGATGATATGGAAGATCAATTGGTTAAATTAGGAGACGAAGCAGCAGACACAACTTATTCTGATTATGGTATAACTGATGATAATAATCAAATGTATACTGCGATTGATCAATTAAGAAAAACATTTGTTACTGTAATGAAAGATGTAGGAGCTTCTCTAGCTGTTATTATAGATTATGAAGTTCCTCCTGATGGAATGACTACCTTAGAGTTGGCTTATGATAGATATTCTGATTTAGATCGAGCTGATAATATATATGAAAGAAATCGTTTAGCAGTAAGACATCCAGGATTTTTGCCTGGAGGACAAACTATAGAAATTCTTAACGAGTAAAAAATTAATGCCAGATATAAAATTAATAGTAAATGGTAAAGCTTATGTTGGTTGGAAAGAAGTTGAAATAACACAATCATTAGATAGTCTTTGCAATCGGTTTAGTATGTCAGTATCAGATAAATTTCCAGGTGATTCTAATAAATGGGGTTTTGTCATGGGAGATTCTTGCGAAATTGCTATAGATAATAATACAATTATGCATGGTTATATAGAAGAATTATCAATTGATTATGACAAAGAAACACATACTATTGAATTATCGGGGAGGGATACTTTATGTGATTTAGTTGATTGTTCTTATGTTTTTGATAAAGACAATCCTATTGAAAAAGCAGGACAAACAACTTTGAGTTTGATAACTTTTTTATGCGATCAATTTAATGTTAAAGTCCGAACTGATTTTTTAACATCTAAACCTTTGGACGATCAAGAATTAAATTTTGTAGCTAATCCTGGAGATTCTGTGTTTGAATTAATCTCTAAATTGTGTAAATCGAAAGCTGTTTTACCTGTTAGTTATGGTGATAAATATCTAACATTAACTAGGGGAGGATCTAATTTTAGATGTGCAGATTCTTTAGTGTTGGGAAATAATATTTTAACAGGAAATTTACAGCAATCGGATGTAGATCGTTTTAGTTATTATCTGGCTCTAGGACATGGTATAGAAGCAGCAACTAAAGAAGGTTATACAAATGACTATGTTCCCATGAAAGGGGATGCTACTGATCCTGTGATGGAGGATAAAAGATATGGAGACAGGGAAGGTAAAAGATATAGACCCACAGTTTTATTGTCTGAGAAGCCGACTGATTCAGGAGAACGAGAAGAGTTTGCTCAATGGGAATGTTCAAGGAGGGCTGGGGAGTCTAGATTGTATAGATATAAAGTACAAGGATGGTTGCAGACGAATAAAAAACCTTGGACAATTAATTCTCTAGTCAATGTTAATGATTCTTTTTTTGGTTTGAAAGGAAAAGAGGCTTTGTTAATTTCTGAAGTAGTTTTTAATTATAACAATAATAGTGGTTCTACAACTGATATATCTGTTATTGATCAAAAAACGTATGAATTAGTTGCTGAACCTATTATAAAAAGTGAATCTGATTCTATAGAATTTGTTATACCAGCAGGAAGAGGCTAATTATGATCAATTTGAGAGATGCTAAAAGACTGTTAGATCCATTAAAGAGGAAGATTTTTCGTGTTATAGGTAGAGCCATTATAACTTCTATAAATAATGCAGAGGGAACTCAAAAAGCACAGTTAACAGTATTAGCAAATGAAGTTTTAGGGAAGGTTGAAAGAATTCAGGAATATGGGTTTGATACATATCCTAAAACTGATGCAGAAGCTGTAGTTCTTTTTATTAATGGAAATAGGGATCATGGGTTGATTATTGTTGCTGGAGATCGAAGGTACAGGATTCAGGATTTAGTAGAAGGAGAAGTTTCATTATATACTCATGAAGATTCGGGGGATGTTAGACATAGGATTCATTTAAAAACAGGACAAGTGATTGATATTAAAGGTGATGAGATTAATGTCATTACTACAAAACACACTGATCCTGATACTGGTGTTGTGACTACTGGAGATGTAAATATAACAACAACAGGGGGAGATACTAATATCACTACTGTAAAACATACTGATCCTGATACTGGTGTTGAGACTATTGGAGATGTAAATATAACAACGGAAGGAAATGTATCTGTATCAGCAGAAGGTGATATAACAGCAGCAGCAGAAGGTGATATAACAGCAACAGCAGATGGGGATGTCACAGTTACAGCGGGTGGAACAGCAGATGTAACAGCTACTGGAAAAGCAACTATTACAGGAACTCTTGTTGATATTGATGGTGGTGGAATTTTGGCAGGATGTATTACTGGAAATTCTATTTGTCATTTTACTGGGAGTGCCCATGCACATGCTTCTCTAACAGTTAAAGCAACAGGACCTTAATAACATTTAAAAAGGAGATAATATGCCATTAGGAGCGGACACATTGAAAACTAAAATATTAGCTGAAATGGCATCTGAGGGATTTGATGTTACTCATTTACATAGTTTCGCTGATAAGTTTGCAACAGCTTTAGCTACAGCGATTGTGGATGAGTTTACAAATGAATCAGATTATAATGCTCATACACATGTATCAGCAGCACCAGGAAATCCATCAAGTGGACCAACACCAACACCACAATAAAGGAAAATGATAAATGCCTGATGATATAAAGATGATATGGGATACAGATTTGATGACTGGAGATTTAGAAGTTTCTCTGGGTGATTTAACTCATGATGGTGGATTGGAGACGGCTGTTTATCTTAGTTTATTTACGGACAGAAGAGCTAGAGATGATGATGTTTTACTTGA